CTGCACCAGAGACGATCTCTAGGTCATAGACGTATTCACCCGCAACCACCGCCGCTGTATCCGTAGCAGATACGAGCAGCGTGATCGTTCCGGCAGTACCGCCGAGGGTAATGCGGCTGTTTTCGGTAGTCAGCGAGAGAGCAGCCGTCGAGGAATCCGCTTCGTCACGCACTTGCATACGAGCCGTATAGCCCGTCAGGTTTACCGGATTTGCAGCGTCATCCTGCCAAGTGAAAATACGGCTGAAGGTCGCGCCCTGATCGCAAACGATGTCGTATTTAGCCGCCATTGCTGATCTCCGGTGCGATTGGGGAAGTGCCACCCGGCAGGGTCACGCCAAACTGCGCGATGATTTCTTCTTCGGCTTGTCGCTCGCGCATCACGTCCTCAATGTCGAGGCCTCGTTCAGCGAGGGCTTGCGTGCGAGTCATCAATCCGTTGTTGATAGCGACAATCTGCGCCTCGGCTTCGTTACGGGGATCGACCCATTGCCAACCTCGGGGAACCCATTGGGTAGCGGAAAACTTGAAGTATTTGTTCGCCGGGAGATTGACCACGCCAGAGTCAAGAGTTTGACGCAGCCATCGCAGATAGACGGGTTGGCAGAAATGCTCGACCACCCACCCCTGCACCAAACGCCAATGATCGCGTTCCTCAAGCAAGCCCTGACGAATGGATGAATACGAGACAGCCTCTAGATCGTTCGCTAATGACGTATAAGACACGCCAAGGCCGGAGGCTATACCACGCAGCATCGCCTTCTCGAAGTCCCTAAAAGCCGTCGAGGGATGCTGTGGATCGTATGCTTTGAAATCTACTCCGGCAGGGAGTTGGGCAAACTGTCCCGGCTGCACGTCCATGCTCAAAGAGCCATCGGGATTGTTGCCGTCGCCCTGATACTCGTCGCCTGACTCGGAGACGAAAAAACCCATCTTCGAGGCAGAGACGCGAGCCGCTACGAGTTCGGCTTCTTCATAGCCGCCGAGCATTTTTAGGCGAGTCATAGCCGTAGCCGTCCACGGCGTTCCGCGAGTCTGCCCGATGCGATCCACTCGGAAGGCATGAATCATGCGGTCGGCAGTGATCCGAACCGTTTTCATGTCTGATGCGCCGACTTGGTAATCGTTCGGGTCTTTTACGCGCACATGATAGGCAATAGCACGACCCGTTGAATCCACCTCGATGCCCATACGGATTTGATTGCCGTTGGCGAGCATCTCGTTCTTGTCTTGGTCGATATAGTCAGGGTCGATGAACTGGAGCCGAAAGCGGAAAGGGTTAGCGTTATCCTCAACAAAGAGAACAAAGGCTTCACCGTCTCGCGCAACGCTCTCGATGAACACTCGTTGAGCATCTACCCATGACAGTTTGCCGTCTACCGTGCAAACTCCAGGCTGTCCCCAAGCGGCAAATGCAGCCTCTAACTGTTGATTAGCAACCTGATCAAGAGCGCCGTTCGGTTCTCGCGCACGAACTTGCAGCGTGATTCCTTTCGGTCCAACAACGTTCGTCGATACGAGGTTCAAATACCGACGGGTATAATCGTTGTTCTGGCACAGATCACGCGAACGCGCTCGCATCGCTTTAAGCGCATAGCGAATATCGCTATCAGCGGATTTTGTCTGCGTCAGCCAGTCGGAGAAAAGCCGACCCGTATTCGCTGCCTCAAATGATCGCTTGCGAGAGGGCTTCGGCTGCTGTCGTTTGAAAATGTCAAATAGACTCATGCCGTGAACCTCACTCGAATGGTCGCATTAGTGCCGAGACCCTTTGCGATAGCCTCTGCTCTGCGTTCGCGCACGACCTCGCCCTTTAGCCGCTCACGCTCTACAAACAGATCGTTACGGTTCCAACGGGAAAGTGAACGACCTGCGATGGAGTATGACGCAGCAGCGATGTTGGTCGGGTCTTTTAGATACGCCTCGATATTATCAAGGGCGATCTGCGCGAACGATCTCGGGTCAGCCGATGACGTTGCTCGGTTTGGCTCTACGTCGAAAACGCCTTGATCTACCTCGACGCGAGCCGAGTCTGACGTTCTCGTAATGTAGGCCACCCAGTGATACCGTCCGGCTTCGTAGTCGGCTGTGGTGCTAGACGCCACAGAGACCGTGTAGCCCGTCGATGTCCCCGTCGCAGAGATAGCAATCTTCTCTCCGGTGATTTCCCGTCGAGCGATATACGAAAGGCTGTAAGCGTCAGAGGGGTAGTCTGTAATGAGATCGGTGCGCGTCCATGCCCACAGATCACCCGCTTGCAACGAGTCAGGCTCGCGCTTCGGATAGTTAGCAGAGTCGAAAAGGTTAGCCATAGACTACCCCTGTTATTTTACTGTACTGGTTCTTTCGGTAACTGCATCTCGGCTTGCTCTTTGATTTTCTGAAAGAGCGGATACACGCCCTGTGCCGTCGGGCAGTTACCGAGGACAGCGAGAATCGCGTTGATCTCGTCGAGCGTCAGATCGAGTTTGATATTCACGCAGCCACCCACGGAAGTTGCGGCGAAACGATCGGCGGGTTTTGTGCGTTCGCAATCTGCTGCGCCACCGCCGCCTCTGTCGCGTCCTTGTCCACGCCGTTTGCCCAAATCCAGCCGAGGACGGTATCAAGCGTCAGGTCAGCGTATGGTATGAAGGACTCACCTTCTACGACGGGGAGCGAGCAAGTGCTGTAGACGTTGCCGCTGTAGTCGCCGTCTGCGCCGTTGCAAGACCAATGCACGGTGACGACAAAATCCGCGCCTTCGGCAGTCTGCGGAACACAGTCAAGTTGGCCCACGAGCCATGTAATTTCAGTAGCCATTATTTGCTCTCCAGTTGTGCGACACGCGCACGCAACGATTGAATTTCTTTCACCAACATCGGGACAAGTTTGCTGTAGTCCACCGACCACATCTTCTCGTCATCTTCAGGTTTGCTAACGGCTTGCGGCGCAACTTCGTGCAACTCCTGCGCGATAAAACCATAGTCAACGTGGTTGCCCGTTTCTTTCCAATCAAACTGGCGAACTTGCAGCGCGTCCACTTTATTGCCAGCGTCAGCAGCGTCAGCAATGTTGTCTTTAAGGCGAGCATCTGAAGTGACGTTATAGGAGACTTGTCCTGCGCCACGGTTATACGAAATTGTGCCTCTTAAAACACCGCCATCTGTATAAAACTCTTCAAATAAATTGTCGCCAGAAGTTGCTGTGTTGTATGTGACATTTACTGCGTTAGCCGAGGTTGAACAATTTGCCCACACCGCACCAGCAGAACCGCCATCAATGGTGATGCGTTTGCTTTGATACGTCGTCGTCCCAACCAGCAAATCCCCACCTGCCGTGATTCGTGCGCGTTCGGCAGGAGTTGCACCAGTCCAGAACGAAACCACCCCCGCGCTGCTGATCCGCGCACCGGAGACGTTATCTTCCGGCGTGATGTAGGAGGTGGACGAATAGCGCAAGTCTTTACCCGCAGCCAGTCCGATGTTCCCTGCGCCGGGGTCGGTCGTGGTGCCTACTGCTAGGCCACCCGCTGCCGTGATGCGTGCGCGTTCGGTGCTTGACGTAGAAAAGCAGATTGGGTATGCGCCGCTGTGAAACAGGTTTAGTGAATATGCAGTGGTTAAACCACCGGATGAACTGTCAAGTCCAACATATGCGGTTCCTCCAGTATTCACCAACTGAATCAAACTGCTGTTTGTGCCAGTCGTTGCGGTTTGACGAATACGCGGAGCCGCTTGAGAAATGTCTAATGCAAAACTCGGCGAACTAGTCCCGATGCCGAGGTTGCCGGAGGAGTCAAGGGTTAGATTGGTCGTTGATGTATCGCTACGGCCAATGATGAAAGCACCGCCACTCGCCATGCCCATTCTGTAAATGGCGCCGGTTTCAGTAATTGTGGCAAACGACAGCATTGCCGCTTCATAACCAGCGCCGGATTTTTCAATGATTTGCTTGCCGACTAGGTGTAACTTATAAGTCGGACTGCTCGTGCCGATGCCGAGGTTGCCGGAGGAGTCAAAAACTCCTGCCTCCGCTCCATTGGTTACAAAACGCAAAGAGTTTGTAGAGTGGTTATACCCAACCTCACCAATAGTGGCGCTTTCAGGGTCGCCAAATTTAATGCGAACTTGAGACGTATTTGGGCCAAGTAAGGTCAAGTCATTAGCGACTGAATCACTACCAGAAATTCTTGCAACGCTGAAAGTGTTTGTGCTTGTTGGTGC